GCAACCGGGCTGCAGCTTCTGCAGTGGTCGCTTGAGGAGTCTATTGATAATAGACTACTCTTAGGAGCCAAGTATAATGACGGTGGGACCCTTCACAAGGGCCCAGTCGCACCAAGCATTCGTGCTAGTGCGATAGGCGAACCCGGGGCAAAGTCCAGGGTTGTCACTGTCGGAGAAGATTGTCTAACAATCTTTCTCCAACCGTTCTCACATCACCTATTAGGTATGGTGAAAACTCACCCTAGTGCCACTGCGGGTTTGACCCGTGGCTGGCAACTTTACGAGTGGTGCAAGGGCCTACGAAACGTAGGTCCTGTGCCAGACCAGACCACTTACTTCTTAAGTAGTGATCTAACTACTGCCACAGATTTCTGTGTACATCAGTATAGTCAATCAATGATTGAGGGTCTCATGGAAGGTCTCGGTGAAACATCGAGTTACCTTCAAGCGTCGACCGAGTTACTTTGCTCGGGTAGACGCTACGAGAGTGAAAACGCAGGGTTTCATGACACTCTCACCACCAGGGGCATCCTTATGGGTGATCCCGGTGCGAAGTTGGTTCTCACGATGCACAACCTTTGTGCAGAGTGGGAGGCCTTTCTTCGTCGCCAATATGATATGTTGGCGGTGGCAGACGGCGAGTTTCTCGCTCGTCTGTCACGATCCCGCGGGGGCGCCGCCTTGAAATGGCGGCACTTCGCGTGCTCGGGGGATGACCACACTGGTCAGGGCCCGAGAGATTACCTTCAACGTATTACGTTGAACCATGAATTAAACGGAATGTCCGTGTCATGGCCACAGAACTTCTTAAGTTCGAGAGGTAGTTTCTACTGTGAGGAAATGTTCCTTACGGTAGGTCTCCTTGATAAAGAGATTTGGGGAGAAGACACTCCACTCCACAAACGTCCTTATCTCAGACAACCTCACATAGATGCTATGAAGGTTCGACTTCTTTCTCCTTGCGCTAAGGAGCACGAGGGGAAAGATGAGCCAAACCCTGCCATTGGCAAGGCTCGCCAGATGCAAGGCATGCTGGCTTGGCTCGGAGGTGGTTTTGAGGCCATGGTTCCCATGGTCTCAGCCCGGTTTGAATACCGAATGGAAGCTTTTCTTCCACCAAACCTCGCGGTTCGATACCTCCCTG